CAATTAGCTGACCTAATGAGAGATGACAGAGTAACACGATTTGGTGTTGTGCCAACAAGAGCTAGTGTCCAGGTTGCTATTGCATGACCAAGCAATCTACCCTTGTAAGCAATAACCCAATAGAAATAACAAAATTTATAGAACGTCAATTTCAAAGACCTTTACCTTTACAATCCTACTTGGTAGCCGATTTACCTGACCCTGCTGAATTTATTAATACAGCAATTATAGTTTCTAATGAAACAGGCGGTAGAACGATTGCAACAAGTGATGGCAGTAATTGGAAAAGAGTTAAAGACGGAGCAACAGTAAGCTAGGTATTTATATGCAAAAAGGTTTATTAGGATTACCAATAAATACAAAGGGAACTTTATTTAGACAAGAAAAACCTAATAATCTTTTACGAGTTGATAATACACAAAAATCTATGCATGGGTTTTTAGGACCAATTTTAAATAACAAAACTGGGCAAACAATGACAGAGTTATCAGTACAGTATGATGATGTACTTGATGGCAGACCTATTCCTTTATTAGTTCCAGGATTAACAAAAAATGAAATTAATTGGTTAAAAACTAATGATATTGAGGGCAAGGCTTACATGATACCACAATCAATACAACAAAAAGCAAAAATTAATGCAATAGTGCGAGCATCAAAAGGATTAAATCCTTTCTTTCAAGATAGCGAATTGGAGTAAAAAAACAATGGCAGATAGTGCAACCACAAGAAATAGGTTACGCAAACAAAGTTTAGGCAGTAATGTTAATACATGGGGAGACACAAAACTTAATGAAGTATTAGATTGTGTTGACCAGATAACAGATGGCGTAGAAACTATTAATCTAACAGGTGATTATACTCTCACTACATCTAATTACACTGTCAGCGACCAAGCAAAACAAAGAGTTTTATTGTTTACAGGTAGTTTATCAAGCTCTGCAAATGTAGTTGTGCCAAGCTCTGAAAAACATTTCATTATTTATAATGCAAGTGGAGCAAACATTGTACCTAAAACATCTAGTGGTACAGGTCCAACAATTCCAACAGGTTTCTATACTACAGTGTATTGTGATGGTTCTAATGTTTATTCCAGACCATTTTTTGTAAATGGTGCTATGCAAACGAGTGGTGCAGTTACAGTTGGTGGTAAAATCCTTAACCTTACTACAGGTACACTTGATAGTGATGCAGTTAATAAAGGACAAATGGACACAGCTATTGCAGCTTCAACATCTTCATCAACAGCAGGTACAGTAAAAGTTACATCTTCTGATACTACTAATAGATTTCTTGGTGGTGGTGGAGGTGCTTTACAGGCAGGTACAGGTATTACATTAACAGTAGGAAGTGCAGGTGCAGATGAAACACTAACTGTAGCAAGTAGTGTAACCTTAGATTACAAAGGCAAAGTATCAAGCAACGACACAACTGCAAACTTTCTTGAAAATAAAATAGTCGCAGGAAGTAATGTTACCGTTACTACACTTAATGATGGTTCTAACGAAACCTTATCTATAGCTGCAACTGTTCCTGCAACCATTGAAGAACACGCATTGTCTTATGCTATGTCATTATAGGAGAATAATATGAGTTTAAAACTACTTGGTAAAGCTGATCTTAGTGCTACCACAAATACCTCAGTTTATACTGTTGGCTCTGGAAAAGAGGCTTTAGTTAATGTAAATGTTTGCAATCGAAATTCATCAGCAGTAACAGTACGATTAGCTAATGCAGATGGAAGCACACCATCAAATGATGAATACATAGAATATGATTACAGTTTGGCAGCTAATCAATCTTTTCAACGAACAGGAATCCATATGCAAGCTGCACAAATAATTGTTGCGTATTCATCTGCAACTAATGTGTCAGTAGTCGTTGATGGATTAGAAAGGACAGCTACATAATGGGTATTCATAAACCAACAACACCTGCGGTTACAATCTCAGGCTATCCAGAAAATACCTTAGATAATGATAACTGCTACCCTAGTGATACTATTCAAACAACTTTTAGTGGAGATGGTGCATTAGCAGGACAAACTTTATCAGCTAATAATATTTACGCATCAGGTTTTATTGCAAGAGCAGATTTTACTTGTGACGGAATTTCTGTAGAAAACTGGGCGACTGGTGATAGCGGTGATGATTTTGTCATGGGCATTTGGTCTAGTAATGCAACTTTTCAACCAACAACACTCGTAGGGCAAACAGGTGAAGTTACACTTGATGGTAATGCAACTATTAGAACAGCAGCAACAGCATCAGATGTCAACATAACTAAAGGATTATATTGGGTTGGTCTTGTTACCAATGGTTCTGCACAATTTGTTAGCCAAAGTGCAGGTGATAGAAGATGGAATACAAATTATGGTAACGTAATTTGGGCAGGTGGAAATTTTAGTGTTACTAATTATGGACTGTCTTGGTACAAAGCCTTTACCTACAACACGACATTGGCTGATGTAAGTTCAGTGACATGGCATACATTTGGTCCATTTATGGGTCTTAGGGTTAAGTGAGGTAATTATGGAATATGATAAAAACGGAAATGCATTAACATCTTATATACCTAAGAATGGTATATTTCCAAGACGATTAACTAAGACTGAATTTATGGACACATGGCTTGCAGGGGGTTTAACTGCATCACGATATGGTGTTGTGATTAAGGCTATGAAAGATAGCTCTGATGGTGATGTTATATATGCTTATGAACGCTATGCAGGGTCTAAGTTTTTTACTAAAGAAATTACAGAAAGTTTAACGTCAACATTGGTAACGAAAAGCATTATGACAAGTGATGAACGAACTGCTTTTTTAAATGCGTGGGCTAAAGATTAATGCCATTATCTGCAATTCGCATACAACCAGGCATACATCCAGACGATAGCCCTTTAACTGCTGAAAACTATTTTGTTGATGCAGATAAAATACGGTTTGTAAATGGAAAACCAGAAACAATAGGTGGTCAGGAAAAGGCTTCTACTGAAACAATATATGGTAAAGCCAGAGGTATGATGACATGGAGTGATAATAGTCGTAATCCTTACCTTGCTATAGGTAGTAATACAGACTTGTATGCTATGGATAATGATGGTGATTTATTAACAATTACACCAATTATTGAACGTGGCACATTATCTAACCCATTTACAACTGTAAATGAAAGTACAACAGTAACTGTTGGTGATACATCTCATGGTTTAGAAGTAAATCAGCTTGTTAGATTTTCTGGTGCAAGTGCAGTTGGTGGAATTACAATTAATGGTGATTATCACGTTGTTAGTGTAACAAGTGTTAATGCTTATACAATTACACATACAGCACAAGCAACTAGCGGTGCAACAGGTGGTGGCACTGTTGATTATGAATATGGTTTAGCACCTGGACAAGAAAATGGTCTTGGAGGTTTAGGTTATGGAACAGGTGGCTTTGGTACTGATGGATTTGCAAGCCCTAGTACAGATTTAGATTTATTTCCTAGAACATGGACACTTGCTAAATGGGGTCAGAACCTTATTGCTTGCCCAAGAGAAGGTCAGATATATGAATGGTCGCCACAATCAAGTGCAACAGAAGCTATTAGTGATGGTGGATTTACCACTATTGGCGGTTATTGGACTTTAGGTACAGGGTGGAGTTTAACAGGGAGTGATATTAAAGCATCAGCAGTTAATAGTGACTTAACACAATCTATATCATTAGGTGCAGGTGCATGGGCAATATTAGATTTTGATGTCAGTATTGCAAGTGGTTCTGTTTATGCTTTTTGGGGAACTACAACAATAAAAGCAGCAATAGGCTCATCAGGTACATATAAAGAGGTTTTTTATACAGGAAATGGTGGCAGTCAAACATTTAAACTAACAGGAGGTGGTTTAAACGGTGCGGTTGATAATGTTTCTGTTAAGCAATTAATGAGTGCTAATTTAATACCCAATCAACCTGCAAAAGTTGGCTCTACATTTGTAACACCAGAACGAATATTAGTAGCGGTTGGTAGCACAGATAGTAATAATAATTATGACCCATTAAGAGTTTCTTGGACTGATACAGGAAATAATCAGACATGGACAGGAAGTGCAAGTAACCTAGCAGGTAACTTTACTTTGAGTAATGGTACATATCTTGTGCGTGGCATATCTATGCAGAATGAAAATGTTATTCTTGGTAATGACATGATTTATACTATGCGGTTTACCTCTGACCCTACAACTGTATTTAACTTTGATTTAGTAGGTACAGGGTGTGGTTTAATTAGTCCTAATGCAGTTTGTGAAGCAAGAGGAAGATTGTATTGGTTAAGCCCAAGTGGTCAGTTTTTTGCCTATGGTGGTGGTCAGTTAGAACCCATTGTTAGCTCTGTACGAAGAGA